CGCAGGAGTTTGATTATCAATTGCAGCCTGTTGAGCAGCACTTCTATCCGCAATCCTTACCAAATGACCTGTATTCTCAGAAAGGTCTAGATCTGGCGTCTCGTTTGGAGCAGTCGGATAAGTAACAAAAGTATTATCAACTGCAGCAGTCAATGCTGGTAAATCTCTTAGAGTCTGTCTGTAAGTTGTCCATTCGGCAGCAAGACCAGCGGGCATATCTGCTACCATTTTTTGGTCAGAGGTATCCAATAAACCATTTCTAATCTGACGTAAATTTTCGTCAGTTCTGCTAGATACATTACCAGTTCTATATGCCAAAGGTGTCCATTCCATTGTATCTAAATCAATACAATCTTCTATTGCTTTTGGTTTAGAATATACTTCTCTAATATCCGTTGGATCTGCAATATGTTTATTAGGAATTTCAGCAACACCATTATCAACTTCTAGTTGCATTTGGACAGGTATACCACCATAAATTAGTGCTACACGTACTGCATTTTCGTCAGACGCAGTTGCATCTATTTCCACAGCAGTATAGTTTAACGGAGTAGGTCTGTCAGGAACATCTTCCTTTGCGAAAGAATCTACAACTCGAGTCTTAGGTTCGTTATTAATGACCCAACAAACTAATGTATCTGGACCATTGTATTCTACTGAGGCAGTTTTGCCCTCAGAATCATCAGTACCATAACGTTCGTTAGGAATCTTGTATGTAATTGTTTTAGCCACTTCTATTATCTCCTAATATATTATGCGTATGTAACTTTAAGTAAGCCACCTGCTCCGAATCCACCCCAACAAGCACTTGTGGTTGCTGTTGCGTGTCCTTGACCACCGCCACCTGGGAACAACGAGTGACCACCTCTACAACCTGAACATTGAGTACAGGCGTGTCCACCATTTGGGGAACCAGAAACCGTAAACGGTCCAGTTGGTCCACCCGACCATCCTCGAACGTCTGAACAACAGTCGTATTTTCTAGTATATGAACCAGAAGATCCTTTAAAGCAAATATCGGCACCATATGATTGGTTGTTAATTGTTTGCGTACCCCAATCAGAATCGTAGTTAGAAGCACAACATTGCGTACTCATATGACAGTCGTAACAGCTTGACATCTTATCCCATGGAGTCGAACCACCAAGTCCGCCCATAGCACAAAAGTTAGATAATCCTGGACCAGTTGCCCAAGATGTACAACCCTGTCTGGTCGCCATACAACAATGACAGCAACAAGAACATTCTGAAGTACCACCAGCACATAAAGTATAAACGTCTGTACCATCGCCAACAAAATCATTATCGGAAGCATATAGCGTTTTGGCACTATAACCACCACCTTGTCCACCTACTGTAATCTCGTGGTCACCACCAGATGAACCACCAGGACCACCTCCACCTAATGCTTCAAATTTAATTGATTTAACATTTGCTGGAACAGTCCATTCAAGACAACAACCACCATTAGTCACTGACCAATGATTATCATTCATTAGCATAAATTCATGAACACCGTTTCCACCGCCACCTAAATTAACAAGAGTATTAACTCCTGTGGCAACGACAGCATCTAGGCAAGTAACTTGTCCTGTTTGAGTAGCATCAATTTCTGCTTGTTTTACACAAACGTCACGTAATGTGTCGAATGTGGCATTGGCCATGTATTCCAACGTAGCATCTACGTCCTTTGCCATTTGGTTCATTTTGCCTAGTGTTAAAATATCCATTATTTTTCCTTAATTAACGTTGTTAGGTAATTGCGCAACTATTGCATCATCGTCGGCAGTTCTGTCAGCAATCATAACAACAGGCACATTGGGATCTGCAAATACAGAAGAGTCTGCTTCATCAGGTGCTGTAGGCATTGCAATTAAATCGACTGGTACACCTGCCCAATCGGCAGGTAAATCTCTTAACTGTTGTCTGTATGTTGCCCAATCAGTTTTCATAGCATCAGGCATATCTTCAGAAGTCGCAGCATCAGTAGAAATTAATGACTTATTCCTATTACTTCTAACGAAGTCCCAATCCCAATTTTCACGACCATGTGAGTTGTCAGGATAGTCATCACCAGCACGTCCAGTTTCATAAGTCAGGTTCTCCCATGCGGAGCCATTGTAACCATGAACAACTGAATTTTGGTCATAAACTTCTGAAATGTGAGTTGGATCTTTGACTGTAGAATTTGGTTGGTCAGCTGGTCCGACACCAACTTCATACACTTTAGGAGTATCATAACCAGCAGGTCCAATAAGAGTACATCTAATGCAATTATCGTCCGACGCTTCACAGTCTAGTTCTAATTCATAAAAGTCTAAAGGGGTTGGTTGTTCACTCTGATTATCAAAATCAAAAACTTCTTTAATCATGTTCTTTGTTTTACACATATGCAACATCAGTTTAGCTGGGCCAACGTATGTGTGCGTGGAAGTCTTTCCACCAGAATCATCTGTGCCATACCTTTCGTTTGGTATTTTATAGGTAATTGTTTTGCTTATATCTGCCATTTTATTTTTCCTGTTAATTTATTACGAGTAAGACACTTTGACAAGTCCACCAGCACCGAATCCACCCCAGCAACCAGAACCACCAGAGAAACCACCATGTGCTCCACCACCGCCTGGGAAATAAGAATGTCCACGACAACAACCCATACCAGTAGTAGTACAATGGTTTGAGTCACCACCTTGTGAACCAGAACCTGCGAATGGTCCAGTTGGTCCACCACGTCCAGTAGAAACTTCATTACAGCAGTCATAACCTTTAGCAATCATTCCTGGAGTTCCCGTGAAACCATAATCGGCACCAAAGAAACCAGGAGTACATGATTGGCATTGTCCCCAACCACCAGATGTTATATTACCTATCGTACATTGAGCACCAATAGAACAGTCGTAACAACTAGATAACTTATCCCATGCAGTCCAACCACCTTCTCCACCAGTAGCACAGAAGTTTGATAAACCTGGACCAGTTACATATGAGTCACAACCAGTATGACAAGGTTGACAATGTCCACAACAAGCACATTGCGAAGTACCACCAGCACATAATTCAAAAACTGAACTTCCAGCAGTGAAATCTACACCCTCTTCTATGGTTTTAGCAGCATAGTTGCCACCCCAACCACCAACACCTATGTCATGGTCATAACCACCAGAACCGCCTGGTCCACCACCGCCTAGCACTTCAAATTTAATAGATTTGATGTTAGCAGGTGCAGTCCATGTTAAATGACAACCACCATTAGTCACTGACCAATGATTATCATTCAAAATCATAAATTCTTTATAGGGTTGACCTCCACCGCCTGCGGCAAGTAAACTGTCAATACCTGTTTGAGTTGTAGTTTCCAAGCAGGCGACTTGACCTGTTTGAGTTGCTAAAATATCGACTTGAGTATCGCAAACAAGTTTTAGAGTATCAAAGGTAGAGTTCGCTAGGAATTCCATTGTTTGGTCTAAATCTTTAGCCATCTGGTTCATTTTACCAAGTGTTAAAATATCCATAGTTCTAATTCAT